TTATATGAAAACACCTGGATCGTATAAGTTCCTTTTCTACTGTTTACTATTTCAAAATCAGGTCTTGATACCTTTTCACTAATAAAGTTATCATTACCAAATCTATAGTTAACTTGATATTCAGTAACACCAACTATAGGTTGCCAGCTAATAATTATTTTTGATACAGCCTGATTATTAATAGGAAATATTCTTTCAACAGCATTTAAACCAGAAGGAGGTTCAGTAAGTGCATTTAATTTAGATACTGTTCTAGCTGGTAATGCTTCACCATCTTCAATAAACGCATACTTGCCTTCAACATAAGACAAGGCAGTAATCGCATAATTTATACCATCTTGTTCTTCTACTGTTATTACTCTGAATAATTGAGACTTAACAGTTACGTTTGATATGAGCCAGATAGTGTTTACGTTAGGTGTCTGCGAAAAAGCAGAACTTACAGTTATAGTCCCATTTGATACAGATGAGATTGTCCTACTTTCAGACTTTCCATCGGGTAAAAGTATGCTTAAAGTTGCATCTCCTACAGGGTTTCCGCTTGCATCTACAGCAAAATCTGTTGCAGCAGTATCATCAACAGTAACAACAGTTGTAGAAGTAACACTTTTCAATCTTCCGCCTCTTCTAACCCCTGCTCTTACTGGATCTTGTATTTCTATAACAGCACCAGGGCGAACAATTACTCCAGAATCTATAGATGTTGTAAACGTGCAGACCTCGGACTCATTATTCTCCCCGAAAACAATAGCTTTTGCCAATCTTTTTGCTTGTCCTCTGGAAGTACATCCAAATGCCTGTACTTTTTTGACAACTGTACCTATTTTTGCAATTAAGTCTGTATCTTCATGTACTTCAAAGTCTATTTCTTGGCTATCCATGTTGAAGTAGGAAACAGATACAACACTATGTCTTGTTTTAAGACTACTTCCTGCATAACTGAATCCAGCCTCCCCCACATTTGATAAATTAAATAGGTAACTTGGATCGGTTGGCTTGTCCTGTGTAATTGTTATTGAACCAGCAGACCAAATCGGCATACATCTCATTACACCAGCTAATTCATTTATTAATTCAAATGCTTCTCTTGAACTTTGAATATTTACATTGCAACTAAATCTAGGTTCAAGTGCTCCTTGACCATCATTAACAAGAGCACTAGAAAACTTACTAGCGTTTACAAAACTAAAAAGATCAAGAGAAGAATCTGTTATATGATCTCCAAATCCATACCTACTTGTTGTTAAAAGATCAAGCAAAATCATTGCAGGATCAGAGCACCAAGTAGCTGCTCCCATTACTCCATTAAATATGTACCCGTCTGGGTAATGAATAAAACCAAAACTACTAACGGTTCCAAGTCCTAACGCAGTTGCTTGAGCCTGATTCGTGACTACAGTTGGAGTGCCAGAACTAGATGCTCCTGCTCCTGGAATCCTTACTTTTATTCCCCTAATCCTGAATTTTCTATCTGGGATAGAACTGAACTGCATGGAGTCCAGACGCAGAGCAGTATAAGCACTGTTGTTATAAGTACGAGATTCTTCGACTATTTCGCTAAAACTTGTCCATTGAAAAGTATCTTGAACATTAGTGTCTGTTGCGTCATCTGTGACTCTACTTACTCTAATATCTACAGGAAACGCACCTGTTAATTGTATGCCGTAATCTCTCTGGTACGCATCGCCACTTCTACCTGTAATTGTATCGGTTGTTTCTCCGTTACTTCCTATAGCTAAATCAGTAAAACCCCCAGAATTATATTGAACGGCTATTTTTAATTGAACAGAAGTACCTAGTAAGTCTCCCTCATCAGTCGCTCTCTGTAATTGAGGAAAAGTAATTGTCACTCTTACCCTATCAACATTGGTATTAGTTATTTGTCTAGTTACAGGAATGGCTTTTGTTACTTCAACACCAACACTTGTTGTAGATACACTGCTATCTATATTTGGTATAGCAGTTTGACTATCCGTGCCAAATCTAGGATTGAAAGTTACATTTTGAAAATTTCTATCTACATCTTGTATATCAGTAGAATCTGCTGAAGCTCTTATAACAGGAGTATCATTTAAAAATACATCTTTCAATGCAGCATTATTATATGCAGTTGTACCCTTTGTTCTACCCTCTTTTGATGCTGTTGCAAACCCTTCTATCTCTCCTTCCGATATTAAATCTAAAAAAGTAGCATACTGTCTACTATGAAGATTATCAGGATCTCTAGTTGGTTGTGGAGGCGGATTACCTCCGCCTTTAGAACCTCTAATAATACGTTTAGTGTCACTCATGCCTGTACCTGTTCAGTA